TAACACAACTGGAACCGTTGCATTGACTAGTGATATTGTCTATCCAGTCACTTTGACAAACTCTGTCACATTAACAAATAAAACATTAGCTCTTGGTTCTAACACAATATCTGGAACTACTGCAGAATTTAATACTGCATTGACTGACGGTTCATTTGCTACACTAGCTGGTTCTGAAACTTTAACAAATAAAAGTCTTACTGCTCCAACTTTAACTGGATCTTCTACTTCTGCCGGTAGTATAATTTTTAAAGAAGATACAGATAATGGAACTAATTCAGCAACACTAGTAGGGCCAGCTTCCACAGCTGATGTGACAATAACATTACCAGCCGAAACAGGTACTGTATTAACAACTGCCTCTTCAATTGCTAATAGTAATCTTGCAAATAGCACAATAACTATAGGAAGTTCTTCTGTTGCATTAGGATCTAGTCAAACTACATTTACTGGATTAGCTTCAATTACTTCAACTGCTGTAGTAACAAATGACAGTGGATTTAGAGTTAGAAATACCAGTGACAATACAAAAATAGTTGCACTTGATTGTTCTGGTATTACAGGAAGTACAACAAGGACATTAACAATACCTGATCAGGATGGAACAATTGCTTTAGTTGGGGGTGGATCAACTGAGTTTGCAGATGATGTTTTCAGAGTTATTGACAATGGTGATTCCAGCAAAAAGTTAGCTTTTGAATGTTCTGGTATTACAGGAAGTACAACAAGAACCATGACTGTTCCTGACAGTGATGGAACAATAAGTACGGAGAGTTTTGCTACCGCAATAGCAGTAGCGTTAGGATAGTATTATGGCAACTCAAGTTCAATTCAGAAGAGGTACAACAGTTCAGCACAATAATTTTACAGGTGCTGATGGAGAAATAACTGTAGATACTTCTATAAAAACTGTTGTAGTACATGATGCAATAACACCAGGTGGATTTCCTTTATTAAGACAGGATGCCTCTAATTCTGAATTAGTAAGAGGTTCTACTACTAATTGCGCTTTAAAATTTGCTGGAGATTTTAATACAGGAATAATAAGTCCGGCTTCTGACGAGTTAGCTTTAGTTACTGGTGGGTCAAGTCGTCTTACAATAGATTCTAATGGAGCTGCGACCTTTACAGGTAATGTCCAAATTAATGGAGAATTATCAATTACAGGTAATGTTAACTCTGAGGAAAACTTAGCACTAATTATTGCTTTAGGATAATATGGCAAACACCTTCAAAGTCGATACGAAATCAAGTTGTGTAACTGATGCACATACNAGCACTAATGCNAATGTNTTANCNGCNGGCNGCTTCTGCNACATTAGTTCTTNTAAGTATATTAGTTTCCAATAAGACAGCATCTAGTGCTGATGTTGATGTTTTTTTAGTTACTAATACAGGAGATGATGTTTTTCTTTTAAGAAATGCACCAGTTCCAGCTGGATCTTCTCTTGAATTAATTAGTGGATCAAAAGTTATTATGGAAGCTAATGATGTTTTGAGAGTAAGAACTGATACTGCAAGCACTCTTGATGTAGCTATAAGTTATTTAGAACAGACTTAAAATGGCTTTATCAGTTAATAATGATCTTGTAAATTTATCTCAAAATTTTGAGAGTCTTAAAGCTAAAGTTGAGGCTATTGAAATTATAGTTTATGGTGAAAAAGTTTTAGAATTAGATGATTCTACTTGGGAAAATATTAGAAGAAAACGAAATTATATTTTAAAATCTACAGACTGGACTGTTACTCCAGGTTGTTCTGTTGACCAAGCTCAGTGGTCTGCCTACCGACAAAATCTTAGAGATATACCTCAAACATATACTGTAATTAGTGACGTAGTTTGGCCTACTCAGCCATCTACATTAGGACCTAATAGTTAGAAAGTCTCCATATTTACTAAGCTTAAAATGATTAAAGAAATTAAGAAGAATTCTGGATTAATCTGCTATGCCATATATTGGAAATAATATTCGTTCTGCTGATGATTACAGATTAATTGANGATGTAAGCAGTAGTTTNNACGGAAGCACTACGAGTTTTCCTTTNCAAGTTTCAGGAGTTTCTCCTGCACCTTTTCCAAAATCACCACAACAAGTTTTNATATCTGTAAATGGTGTNATTCAGGAACCTGATCCNACTGGAACTGCAGGATTTAATATTGTAGGAAATAATATAGTTTTTAGTTCAGCTCCAGCAAATGGACAGGCATTTTTTGGAATAATATATGCAACAGCTGATTANATAAATGCNGGAGGAACATTTCCTGCAGGTTCGAGTAATCTTCCTTCTATAACTTTTTCTGCAGATACAGATACAGGATTATATAGAAAGGCATCTGGTACTGTTGGGTTTGTTTCAGACGGTAGTGAAGTTGCGAGTTTTGATAGCACTGGAATAAATAGTAATGCATTGAATATAACAGGTACTGTTACTGCAAATGCTTTTGCAGGAGATGGATCGGCCTTAACAGGATTACCAGGCGGTACAGTTGGTCCTGGTAATGAAAAATTGTTTGTTGAAGCTGAAAACCAAATGGATGCCAGCTTTACAACACAACAAAACTTTAACTATGTAGCAGCTAGTCCCATGACTATTGCTTCTGGTGCTGTTCTTACGGTGAGTGCAAACTCTACCATGACGTTTGTTTAACTTCTTTCTTATTTAAAAATCATGTCAAAAGTTATTGTTGATGAAATCCAAACTGATACCACGAATGGAAATGTAAGAGTTATTCCTAACGGTACTGGTGTATTAGAAGTAAAAGGTGCAGGTGGAGATGATGGAACGCTCCAATTAAATTGTTCTGCACAATCACACGGTGTAAAACTTAAATCTCCTGCCCACTCTGCTGGTCAAAGTTATACAATGATTTTGCCTGACAATCAAATAGCTCAAGATAAGTTTTTAAAAGTTAAGAGTATTACAGGAAGTGGAGCCACAGCAGTAGGGCAGTTGGAATATGCAGATGTAGCATTGCCAAGTACATTAACAGGAGCAGCTAATCTTTCTGGGTTATTAAGAGAACAAGTAAAAATAGTAGCAGGTAAATTAGATACTAATTCCTACATATATTTAGAAGACGGAATGGTTCATTATTATACAACAGCAGAAACAACATCTATTACACCTAATATTACATATTCTAGCTCTACAACTCTTGATAGTGTTATGAGTGTTGGAGAAACTGTATCAGTGACTGTTATTACTACTAGATCATCTGCTACACCACATACAAGTACTTTTCTTGTTGACAATAATACTGTAACAACACATTGGGTTGGCGGTTCTGCACCGACTGATGGTGGTACAAGTGGTGTTGATATTTTTACTAATACAATTATTAAAACAGGATCAGCAACATTTATTAATATTGCGAATCTAGTAAAAACATCATAATTAATGAAACAAGATTATTGGACATACAACAAACCTTTGTCAATGACAGGTTTTGGTGGTGGTGCTACTTCGCTTTCTGTTGCCGGTGCTGGAGGTGTTGTCCATCCGTTTGATGATATGAGTAATTTTTCTGGTGCAACTAGAGTTGGTATTAATGATGTAATTTATTATGCTACAAGTGGTACTTATCAATTTACAGACCCTAATGCTGGCTTATCTAGATTTAGATTTACAGTAGTTGGTGGTGGTGGAGCATCCGAAGGTGATGGTAATGGTTGGTTTTCTAATACAGGTGCTGGCGGTGGTGGTGCAGCTAGGGGAGAAATACAAACTTCAGCTACTTTAGATATTGGTGTAGCTGAAGGAGGAGGAAGCCCTGCTGCTATGGGATATACCGCTACTGCCTCTGATCCTAATTGGATAACGAACAGCAAAGGAACTGATAATGGTATTAATAGAGTCTATGGAACAGGTGGTTTATCTTATGTAAAAGAAACATCTGTTGGTGTACCCTCTGGCAGTCCTTCATACAGCAATGTATTAATGGTTGGTAGAGGTGGCTCAATAGGATTATCCTATTATGCTTACTATACTGGTTATAGTAATTTAGCCTATCAAAATTTAATCAATTATTGGGGTGTAAGTGGTTTTGGCTCCCGATATTCAGGGAATGGACTTTGGGATAATGGAGGTACTGGGCATATAAATGCATCTGGATCAGGTGCTGGAGTCAATGTAACTAATGGAGTTGTTGAAACTGGTGGAATGGGTGGAAGTGGTTATCATGCGTCAAGCGGTATGCCTAGTTATTGGAAACATCCCCTAGACACCAATCAAGAAGCTTCAAATGGCGAAAACACTACGTGGGCTGGAGCCGGAGGTGGTGGAGGTGCTTCAAGTAATTCTGGAACTCAACAAGGTATGGGCGGTACTGCTTCTGGATTAGCATCCCTAATATCTGGATCTGGTATTACGCCTAAAGGTGGTAATGGAACTTACCTTACTACTAAAGCAACTGCTGGAGTAGCAGGTGGAGGTTATGGAGGAAATAGTGACTATGGTACACCTACTTGGCAAGATGTTCATTATGGGGGTTCTGGAATTGTAATTGTAGAATTTCTTGGTTTCTAATATTAGTAAATTTTTTGGATAAAATTAGATATTTTAAACTAGAAGTATAATAAGAAAAGTATTTTTTAAGTATGTCAACAATAAAGGTAGATGATATACAATCTAGGCAAAGTACTGATGATGCAATAGCACTTAATGCTGATTCATCTGTTACTTTAAAACATTCGGCCTCAGCAAAATTAGACACAACGGCTACTGGAGTTGATATTACTGGTACATGTACAGCAACGTCATTTAGTGGAGATGGTTCAAATTTAACTAATCTACCTGCTGGCAACCTTAATAATTTAAATGCGACGAATTTAACATCAGGAACAATTCCAGATGCTAGATTTGGTACAATACCAGATGCTGCTTTCCCTGCTACATTACCAGCAGTCTCAGGTGCAAATTTAACTGGCATTTCTGCTGGGGCATTACAATATGTAACTCAAAACGTAGTTAGTTCTGGTACAATATCTTCGATTGATTTTAATAGTTCTAATCTACAAGCCAACGCCTTATATAAGATACAAGCAATAATTTATGTACCAAATACCTCAGCTTATGGGTTTTATTTTCTACCAGGTATTTATGATACTTCTACATCTGCTCAATATGGACCCTCAACTTTTGGTGGTTCTGGCGGTTCTTATCATTATTCGAGTACAATTTATTATGGAGGTCAAAGTCCTAACGTAGGTAATAATGATTGGTGGATATCTACAGGATCTTATGGCTTGTCAAACGGTAAACAATGGTTTAGTTTTGTGGCAGAGTTATCAACATACCCTGCTCCTTGGTTAAGAGTTCATTTTAATGGACCAGATGATCATTATGCCCACGGTAGTTTTATTGGTAGATGGAGTAATAACATAGGTAGCTCGTATATTAATGGACTTCGAATGAAGGTCGCTGGATCTCCGGGTTACTTTGGTGCCGGTACCAGAGTCCAACTTTTCAAATATGTTACATAAGGATCAATTATGAATAAGATGGTAAATGGCGAAATAATCGCCATGACAGCAGAAGAAATCGCAGCAGACCAACTAGAGGATGCTTATATCCTTCAAAAAACATGGTCAAATGTTAGGCTGAAAAGAAATGCTTTACTAGCAGAATCCGATTGGAGAGCTATGAGTGATCTTACATTGTCTGATGAATGGAAGACATATCGTCAAGCTCTTAGAGACATAACAACACAAACGGATGCAATATCAATTTCTGCTAATTCTTATGTAGTAGATAATATTATTTGGCCTGAAGTACCGGGAGCTGTTATTAACTCCTAATTAAATGGTCAGCTAGTTTATAAAATTAGATATTTTAAACTAGATATAACACAAGTTAACTAGTATTATATGTCAACAGTAAAAGTCGAAGAAATACAACATCCATCTAACTCCAATAATGCAGTATCTGTTGCATCAGATTCTAGTGTTAGCTTAAAACATAGTGGATCTGAAAAATTAACTACTACAGCTACTGGTGTAAACGTCACTGGAACGTGTACAGCAACAACTTTCTCAGGGTCTGGTGCAAGTTTAACTTCTATACCAGCAGCTAATCTAACAGGTACATTACCAGCGATTGATGGTTCTAATTTAACTGGTATTTCAAGCGGTGTAACTGTACAGGATGAAGGTAGTGCGTTATCTACGGCTGGAACTACTTTAAATTTTGTTGGTGCTGGTGTAACTGCATCTGGTACTGGAGCATCTAAAACAATTACTGTACCTGGTGGTGGTGGTGCATTAGAATTTGTTAGTAAGACAGCAATAACGGTTAGCAATGCCACTACACAAATAAACTTTACAGGTTTAGATCAGGGTTTTGTCTATAAAATTGTTTGTGCAGTAGCTAATATGAGTAGTGGTGGTGAACAACGTATATATCTTTATTTAAATGGTTCTAGTTCTATCAATACTTCAGGTATTATTGATTATGTTGGTGCTGACCCCGGTAGCACACAAAGATGGACTGATGGAAATGACTATATTAAAGTTTATACATATGGTTATGAACAATATAATTGGGAGTGGACAATGGATTTTTACACAGGTACTTACGGTTGGTTTAGAGGAACAGGTCACCCCAATGGTGGATCAAATTATCAAGCTGGATGGGGCAACTTCTGGGGTCACTTAGATCCATCTAATTATGCTTCTAAATATATTTCGGGTATCAGTATTCAACAAAATGGAGTCTATTTTCAAAATGGCTCTAAATATATTCTTTACAAATACAAGGAGAGCTAATGAACAAAATTGTTAATGGCGTAGTAATTCCACTTACTGAGCAAGAAATTGCAGAATTTAACGCAAAAAAACCAACAGATGCAGAAATTATTGCACAAAAATGGGTAGCGGTAAGAGTAGAAAGAAACGCAAAATTGGCTGCAACAGATTGGAGAGCTAATAGTGATCTTACATTGTCGGATGAATGGAAAACTTATCGTCAGGCACTTAGAGATATACCAACACAAACGGATGCAATATCAATTAATCCTGCTAGTGGTTCTATTGTAGATAATATTACTTGGCCTGCAGTACCTAATAGTGGTAATTAAATAGTCATCTTATTGATAAAATTAGACATTTTAAACTAGATATAAAGCAACAGAAATTTAGATGGCATACATAGGGACAGAACCTAATTTCCTAAATCAGAATAGGGAGGTTGATGATATAAGTGGTAGTTTTAACGGAAGCACTACAACTTTTAACTTGCAAGTTTCTGGTCAAAATGTAAATCCAGAAAGTGTTAATAATGTTTTAGTTTCTGTTGGTGGTGTATTACAAAATCCAGGAACGGATTATACGATTAATGCAGCCACTATAGTTTTTGCAACAGCTCCAGCTAGTGGATTAGATTTTTGGGGCTTGATATTAGGTGAATTAGTCAATATTGGATCTGTATCTGATGGAACAGTGACAACAGCAAAAATTGCTGGACAGGCTGTTACTGCTAATAAGTTAGCTAACACCGCTGTCACAGCAGGTTCTTACACAAATGCAGATATAACAGTTGATGCACAGGGAAGGATAACATCTGCTGCTTCTGGTTCTGGGGGCGGAATGCCTACAACTGGTGGTACGTTCACAGGTGAAGTTATTTTTCAGAAAGAAATAACTGAAACTGTTTTTGCAATAACAGATGCTTCTTCTGTAGCTTTAGATCCTATTAATGGAATGATACAAACTTGGACATTAGGAGCAAATAGAACTGCAACTGATAGTTTAACCAGTGGTCAATCAATGCTTCTTCTAGTTACAGCGACTGGATCAAACTATACTTTGACATGGCCTACTATGAAGTGGAACGGTGGATCTGCCCCCACGCTTGGTGGTACTAATGTTACAGCAATAGAATTATTTAAAGTTGGTAGTCAATTATATGGTGCAACAGTAGGAGATTTTTCATGAGATCGCATCACCTTCGTGCTGCAGCTGGTGGTGGTCTTGCCAATCCGTTTGATGATATGAGTAATTTTCCTGGTGCAAGTAGAGTTGGTAGCACTGATGTAATATTTTACAGACAAAGTGGAACATACTCATTTACAGATCCTAATGGAGGTGCGTCAAAATTTAGATTTACAACAGTTGGTGGAGGTGGTTCGTCAACTGGAGATGGTTATCCATATTGGTTTGGTGTGACTGGGGGCGGTGGTGGTGGAGCTGCTAGAGGAGAAATACAAACCTCTCAGACTTTAGGTATCAGTGTTGCTCAAGGTGGCTATAGTCCAGGTGCTTCAGGAGTTACTGCCACAAATGTAGATCAAACGTGGACAGTAAATAGTCTTTTTGGTGTTTTTAATGAACATTATCGTGTTGATGGTAGAGGTGGAGTTTCTATAGTAAAAGCATCTGATGGGACTTGGTTAATTTATGGTACAGGAGGGATGCCAGGATTACAAGGATATAATTCTGGTATTTATGGTAATTTAAATAGTTGGACAAATGGTGTTGGATATAATAATCGTAATGGAGGTCAAGGATTTTGGCAGAATGGTGGATTTGGTACTGTCACTTCTGGTGGGGGTGTTACTGTAACTAATGCATATACTGAATTTGGTGGAACTGGTGGTCCAGGTGCTCATCAAGAATCAGCTGCTAACCCACCACATCCTCTTGAAGGAACAGGTTCAAATTTCGGACTAGGCCAACCTGGGGCAAATACTACATATGCTGGCCCTGGAGGAGGAGGGGGTGCTGATGGAGGACACACCTATGGATCACCTTCTGTAGCTGCAGCTGGTGGTGCAGGCGGGACTGCTTCTTCATTAAACTCATTATTATCTGGGTCTGGTTATGCTTCTGTCGGTGGAAATGGAACTGGTTATTCCTCTCAAGGTAATCCNTCAACTAGAGGGACATTAGGTGGAGGATGCGGAGGAAATGCTGGTGATAATGCTTCTACTTGGTTGGATAGTTTTTCAGCAGCAGAAGGAGTTGTAGTTGTAGAATTTCTTGGTTTCTAATATTAGTAACTTGCAGTAATATGATCAATTTAGTAAAATTTAAATAAATACTTTTTAAAAATGCAAAAAATTTTTAACGCAATAGCAATTGCTTCAGGGATTGTTTCTTTAACAGTTGTAGGTAGTGGTCTATTTATTTTTATAAACAAAGACACAATAATAAATACTATCAAAGAAAAAGCTATAGAATCTGTTAAAGATAATTTAGGAGGTACGTTGGGTGGTTCTCTCCCTTTACCAGATGTCACTGGTCCAGTGGTTCCAAAACTTCCTTCATCTAACTTTTAAAATTGTCCGAAATACCAGAAATTTTAATAAATACTGTAAATATTCCTAAAGTTGATAGTTATTANTTTTCTACTGTAGAGTCATTACCACAAAGCCTACCCGTAACCTTGCANATTGGTAATCCAATTATAGAGATGCCNGGCTGTGTCAAGTTTAACGAAGTTAATACAAAGTCAAAAAATTTAGTAAATGAGGATGAAAGAGGTAATAAAGTTTTATGTGATGCCGGATCTCCTGTCTANGAAGCAATAGATTATCAACCAGAAGAATTAATTTATGTTGAAGATGCTCCAGTACCTAATATAAAACGATCTCTTAACAAAGAAAAGTCGAATAAAAAAAATGCTCAAGATGAGAGTAAAGATGAAGAAAATAACTTAGACACTCCAAATCCTACATTTGATAATATTCCACAAAAAAATGAAAAATCTTGCCCTGCACCAAATCAACCTAGAGTTGGAGATTTAACACGTAGTGGAGATGAAATAGTTATAGGTCATGAAATACAGGGTAATATTTGTGTTGTATTATATGAACCAACCTCTTCTCTTGAAAAACTACTCCCAAATGCATCTCAAGTGAGCACTACGGCTGCAATCGCATTAGTAGCAACAGCTTCAGCAGCTGCAACACCCGTATTATTAAANTTAATAAANCCTTTAATAAAGCANTTAATAAAAAGAATTAAAGCTTTATTTGGTAAAAAAGATAGAGAAAGATTTAAAGGATTACAAAGAAAGAAAAAACTTATTTCGGAATCGAATGGTGATGATTAGGGATAACACCATGTGGATTTGCAACTACAATATCAGCACATATTTGAGCAGAGGGACTTGTTTTTGCGAAAGTTACTCCTAATTTTTTTTGTTCNGCACAATGTTTTAGTCTTGCCATCTCAAAATCTAACCTTTTATTAGCTAATATTTGTTTATTTATTTGATTTTGAGTGTTAGAAGCTTTTAAACAGCTTTCATTATGCCTTTTATCTAGTGGTATTGTTATATTCATACTAATTCCCCATCCAATATTGTGATTTGATTTTTGACCTGTTCTTACAGGTTTATGATAAAGAATTCCACCGGGATTGTCTAATAATCCATCATTGTCTACATCTGAGTTATCAAATACTGGATCAAGATACATCGCTTCGTAAGGTTCCTTCCAAGAATCTTGTAAAGTTGCAAAAGGAGTAATTGAAAGAGTAGAACCTTGACAAGAAACACCACCCCCATAAGTATTTGTGAGGTATGGCCCNGACANATTTTGCACCGCTAANTTACTAACNGACCCTGATGAATTTGCTACTGGGTTTGCAGTCGCTGACACGCCTCCTACCTCATTTGCATAGATGGGAATACCAAAAATATTTGCAGCTAAAAGTAAATATTTTANTGACTGAAAGTTGAAGTTGTATCTGTTACAGATTTTATTTCTGAAGTTCTTTGAATTATTGTTTGTGATTTTAGACCTGGCTGGCTTAATGTAGTTGTCATCTGCCAAGGNTTTGTCTCGTCTACGATCGAGAAGTTTGGCATGTTTTGGGAATCTAAATTTGTCCACGTAGAATTAACTCCATTTAATGTCTGTGTGACATTTTTGGCTGGAGGAACCAAACTATTACTGTCTGCCTTTATATTATTACCTGTGACGGTATATTGCCAGCCTGTTTGATAATCAATAACATTTATTGTTTCAGTCACTTTAGAGGTAGTCTCAGTATGAGACTGAAGAACACCTGTATTAAAGTTTGGGACTACTGGGACTGCTTTTGCAGTCGTGCTCATTAGACTCAGAAAGATTACAGGTACTATCTTTTTTATCTGTTTCATTGTCTCTTCTTTTTTTAATTGCAAAGGCATGATTTTTTAATTTCATCTTATTGAAATTTCACTAACAAATTGTCCTGTTGCTGTTGTTCCTGCTCCCCCAGCTGTTAAAGTCAATGTTGAAGATGAGTCGATTGTACCTGCCAATGATCCTGCAACCCCTGCTGCTGTTGAAGTTTGATTAGATAAAGCACTTACAGCACCTGTACTTGGAGCACTGGTAACTAAAGCATCTGCTTGGGTAAATGTCTGACTAAAACTGAAGCTTTCGCCAGCTGTAGCCTGAACCGCTGATAATGCTGGTATTGAACCTACCCCTGAAGATATTGTCAAAGATCCAATTGAGTTAGTAGCTGACCCACCATCTGGAGTATATTGAGTTGTTACATTGTTTCCAGAAACACTATAGCTATTACCAACTCTCTCTACCTGAGTAGCAGCGGCATTGACTGTGAGTTGAATACTACTAGATAATTTATGAGTGATATCTGCTTTAGCTGCTGGGGCAAATATCAATATCAATAAAGGAAAGAACTTCCGCATTTTTAGTACCTATTAATTGCTATACATAAGTTTACATGAGGGTAAACTTAGTATGTATTAAGGATATAAAATGATTGACAATTCAAAAGATTCTTCTAAAACACAAGAGAAGAAAAATGTTTTCACAAAAATTAAAGAAAACCTTGATGACAAAGAAGAGCAATTAGCCTTTATCTCAGTCGTAGTAAGACTTGTTGTAGTTGCTTGGAGTGGATTTATCGTCAGTTTAAATTACATTTCTATTCCTGGTTATTCAAATGAACCCAAGGATATCACTTTCCCGGCTTCGATTTTGACGGGGGTACTTAGTACATTTGGCGTAGAGGCAGCACGTAAAAGAGGAGATGGAACCATGAAAGTGGATAAGAATCAGACTCCAAATCTGACTAAAGCAGATTTTGAAAAACTTATAGAGAAGGCTTCACAATCTGCTCCTACTCAGATATTGCGTATTGAACAAGCTCCAATTAAAATAGTGACAGAGACTAGTTCTAAGAAAAATGTATAGTAGACCCAAAAGGAATTGGGGAAT